AGTTGTCAAAGAAGATTCCTTTGGTTATGCGTCACAGGGATTTTTATATGGAGAGAGTCAGAAAAAAAACTTTGGTGGCTGGATAGCTATCAACAAATCAACAGGTGAATGGACTGTTTGTGAGACTCCACAACAACACAGTGAATATAAAAAGAAAGCATTAGATACAGCTAAAGATAATGTTAAAGCGATTAAAGAAGGTAAACCTTTTAAAAGATGTTTTGATGATATAGCAGAAACATTTAGAAGTAAACCTACTGGTAATAGAGTTTTGGGCTTTGTGTGTTCTTATTGCCCATACAAACTTCCTTGTTGGGGAAGCGATAAATTGCAGTTGTTACCACAACAGCAATCGAAAGGTAAAAATCCTAAATGGGTTTGGTACACTTCTGTTACAAATCCTAGGGAGGAAACCGTAGAGTTTAGTGGTGGATAGTTTGAGGGGTCTATTCACCATTGACTCTTTTAATATTTATAATATGCATTTGTATTTTGTAGTATTTAAAAGTAAGAAAGATGAAGACTATAAATTATTTAGTAATAATCTGTTTGATGATGAAAGTAAAGCAGAGCACTTTGGTAAGTCTAGTATGAAGAGAGGATTTGAACACAGAGTATTAGAATACAATAGTGAAAACCATGATAGGTATTGGAATGAAAAAGAAAGAAAAAATTAATGCAATAAATTCAGTCAAGGTTATAGTTAGCCCTTGGCAAAAAGGTTTTACTTGTGGTATCATTATGGATAGTAAATCTAAAATGTCCACAGAGCAATATGAATTATGTTCTACTATAGCTAGAGGCATGATAAAGATGGCAACTACCGACCCTCATTCAACGTTTCTATGGGGCCTTCGTGGTTTTGCTGAAGATAAAAAGAAAAACGATACTATGTCTATCAGTTCTGTTGCAGAGTTTGATGACGAATCTAATGTTATTGATTTTCTTGAATACTTAAAAATGAAACGAGACAAGGAGTTAAACTAATGGCAACACACTTAGTGATAGGTGACCCTCATTGCACACCTAAAGCAAGCAATGATAGATTTCTGTGGGCAGGTAGACTAGCTGCAGATTTTAAAGTTACACATGTAATATGCATGGGTGATTTTTGTAGTATGGATTCTCTATCTAGTTATGATAGAGCAAAGAAATCATTTGAAGGCAGACGATATCAAAGAGATATGCAGCATTCACATGAAGCATTAGCTTTATTTAATAAAGGTTTAGGTAAGCATAAACCTAGGAAGATAATGCTACATGGTAATCATGAAGATAGAATAGATAGATTCGTGGATGAAAACCCAGAGTTAGATGGTACGTTAAAAATATCTGACTTGCAATTTAAGAAGTATGGTTGGCAAGAGGTACCTTATAAACAAATGAAAGTTGTAGATGGTATTCATTATGCACATCACTTCCCTTCTGGTATTATGGGATCAGCTATATCTGGAGAAAATATTGGCAGAAGTCTCTTGACAAAACACAAAGTTTCTGCTACAGTGGGTCATAGTCATTTGTTAGATTACGCTATATCTACATTACCAAATGGCAAGAAGCTACATGGATTATCTGCAGGATGTTATCTATCTCATGATGAACACTTTGCAAGAGATACACAGCATATGTGGTGGAGTGGTTTGATTGTTAAAAGAGAAGTTAAAGATGGTAATTATAATATAGAAACAATTGATATTAAAACTATTAGGAGAGAATATGGAAGAAGATAAATCTGTACCTATGTGGAAACGAACATATAAGTACGAAAAAGATCATAGCCATGATGTATCTTATGAGAATGAAATAAAAAATGATAATGTAAATGCACCTGCACATTACTTACATGGTAGAAAAGAAACTATAGATGTTATTACAGATTGCATGACTAATGATGAGTTTCATGGATACCTAAAAGGTAATATCTTGAAGTATGTTTCTAGATATAAATTTAAAGGTGAGCCTTTAGAAGATTTACAAAAGGCACATTGGTATTTAAATAGATTAATAAAGGAGGTCAGCAATGGGACAAGTTAAGCAAGCAATCATAGAAGTAGAAGATTTTGTTGCAGGTTGTTTGAGACAAGGTAGAACTTTGAATCAAACTATTAGAGATGCAAGAGAGTCTAATGCTGCAAAGTCTAATCCTTATCTTGATGATGAAGAATTAGTAGAAAATAAATATTATCAATTTAAAGGGAGGGAATAATGCGTGAGTCATTTATAGAAGCACTTAAACGTAAGTACGAAGCAGAGATAGCTTCAGCTAAAGCAACTGCTGAAGTATATTTAGAAAGACCAGTTGCTATTGGAGAACATCCACAGTTTCTAGAAGAGTTAGATAAAGTATTAAATCAAATATCTAGTGCTGAAGAAAACTTAAAAACATTATCTAAATATTTTGATAAAATTAATGATGATGATATACCATTTTAATAGGAGGATAGATGGATAAACAACCACAACCAAGACAATATCTTATTAATTCTGAACAGTTAAAAGATATTATGAAATACCTAATGACAAGACCATATGCTGAAGTTGTAACTATTATGAATAGTTTAGCTTCACTAGTGCCTTTTGAGTACAAAGCTGGGGAGAAAGATAATGGAAAAAAATAATTTAGATAAGTACACTGGTATATTATTTGAATTAAAAATTGGTCTAAACAAAGACAATGCTATTGTGATTGATTACGGTGGTAAACCTGTAGGTAAAGTTAGAGAAGCACTAAAAGGTTATCCCTATCATGGTAATCTATGTGCTGCTGTAATTAATCATGCTAATGCTGTTGGGAGAAAACTACAAGATGATATTAAACAACTCATACAAAAAGTTTAAGAATTTGGTTGACCAAAAAAAAAGGCACCCAGAGTAAATACTCTAGATGCCTTGTTGTTGCCTGTGAATGGGGAGTCTATATGGCTCCCCTTTTTTATTGTAGGTAGTCCATTTGTTGATTCAAAGGTTTTCTCTTTGGCACCAACATATTTTCTGTTTCTATAACTGGTTTAATTCTATCCGTATATACGCTAGATAAAAAATTTACATAATCTTTTCTTTCTGCATAAGGACTCATACCTTTAAACATTTCTTCTACTTTATCTGTAGATTTTATAACATTTTCATATCTATCATCCGTTGCAATAAGACTCATGAAAGATCTTATACTGCTTTTATTATCTGGAAAATTTCTAAGTTTAGCACCCCCAGTTGTTTCTAAAAATTCTTGATCACCAGTTGCATGCATACCAAAATAATTATTTGCTTTCATTGCAGTAGGTGCACCTTTAAATTGAAAGTTACCTGTTTCTGCAGCAGCTACAGTAGCTATAAAAGAAGTAGGTATCTTTCTTTCAACAGCATCTTCAGGATATTCCTGACGCACTTCTTCTATTGCTTTCATAAAATCTTTTGTGTTTTTTATATCAGCCATAAGTATACCTGTAAATAAAAATACACTAACAATTCCAAGCCCTAAGTGCTTTATTAATTCTAGAATTTGGGTCATTAGCAGTTTTTTTAGAAGTTAATTTTTTCTTCATACCTTTCATCCTCGCACAAAAGCTAGCCCTTCTTTTATTGCCAACTTTTTTACTAGGGGCCTTAAGGTTTCCTCCTGTTGCTCGGTTGTATGATGCACGCCCTTTTGCATTTAAACCACCAGAGGGGTTTTTGCCTTCTTTACGCTGCCAAGCTGGTGTCTTAGCCATTATTTTTTCTTAACTGTCATAGCAGCTCTCCTAAAATTAGCGGCAGTGGGTGCACCTTTAGCACCTTTCTTTTTCATTTTGCCACCACGTTTTCTTTTAGCATGGATATTAGCATATAAACCTTTTCTCATTATACTTTCTTAGCTAGTTTTTTATTCATCTTTCTTTGAACTGCTTCTGGTAATTTAGAAAAACCTTTAAG